TATGCCCCTACCATACTAAACAACATCCACAGTAACTTAGGGTGTTTGGTCAACTGCCAGTAGTTTACATTGACCAATTCATTGGTCGTAGTAAGATAGTGTTCTGTAAAAAACTGATCAGCTTCAACATTGCTGGCATAGCGAAGCATGAGATAAGGAACAAACGCCTTCTTATCCTCGTCGCTTAAACGCTCATAATACTTTTTATCTCTCTTGTCCAATGCTGTTAGCGTTGGACCCAGTGGTAACATCTTAGTTGCCATTATATTCCCAAGTGATCCTTATATTCTAATTCTGGTTTACATTTGTGCCAAGAGGGCAACAAGAATGTAAGTAATCTTCCTATCCAGCCAATATGTTCACCACAGTGTTGGCAACAATGACTGGGGAATTTTACCATACATCTCCCACATTAACAATACTCTGTGCTCTACTGATCTCTTTAGCAAAGTAAGCACATATCGGTGCCTTGCCTTCAGTCAGCGGTACTGTTAACATTTGTCCTGTTTTAATTTTGGGAAAATACCATTTGACATCACTATAGATATCAGTAATGTTAACATGTAGAAATTCTGGCTTAAACGTACTCATCGGGTTACTACAAAATGCTTGGAATCCCCGTTCACTGATACTACTTACTGGAACAATTTCTAAGTCGCCAATTTCTGGATCGCCAATCAGTATTTGCCAATCCAGCGGTATCTGTAAATTATAATTGCCAATCTTTAACACCGCACTTGGTGCAGTGAAACTTTCTAGAAAGACCAGTGGGATAAAATAAAAATCCACATCTTCAGGATTACTGTTATCTAAAATGCTAAAGCGAAGCTCATCGATTTCATCGGGGAGCTCGTTCATCTCGAAGCACTCGTTGTCTAATGTTAGTATTCTCATGTTAGTATTATATTACCTTTACTGATGTTTGTCAAATGGAAACTTTTTGTACCGCCCATGGATACTTGGCATCATTGTAAAACTGTTTCCGTTTGGTTAAATGCCGTTTAGCAAATTTACAACTACTGGTGATATCCCAGATTTCAACGCTGTCTTTATCTTCTGCACGTCTAATGCCACGGCCAATACTTTGTATAACTCTAACAAAGCTCTTGCCTGGTTCAACTAGAATAAGATTAAAAATACGGGGCAAGTTAATGCCCACGGCGGCTACCCCATATGTTGCCACAATGATCTTTCCCTCAGATCCGGATACTTCATCATAGTGTTCTTTCCGCACATCACTTTTAACTTCGCCAGATATGAATACGCTGTCAGGTAACCTACTGACCAATTCTTTGCCAGCTTCAATTCGGTCAACCAAGACCAATGTGTTACCTTCTTCTGCGGCTTTAGAAACTAATCTAGCAATGTAATCAAGTCGTGTGGGATCGGTTAATAGATATTTTAGCTCTGCTTGGTAGTTGGCAAACTCTCTGCCATCCTGCAACTGGACAATGTTAACATTACAGTTAGCCAACACTCCTTGTTCTTGTAAGTCTGATGCCCTAATACGATTAACCACTGGGCCAAGGCTTACTTGCAAACTGCGCCACTCAACCTCTTCTTTGGGAATAGTACCAGTCATTCCCCATCGAATTGGCACTTGCGAGAAAGGTCCTGAAAGTAGTTCCTTAAGAACATCTGCCTTACTCATGTGGGCTTCGTCGACAATTACGCAATTAACCCCTTCAACAAAGTCTGCCCATTCAACTATTGCAGTACCATCCTTGGAACGTTTGCCTAAGATGTTTAGACTTTGCCAAGTGCAGATGGTGTGTGTCTTGCCGTACTCTTTTCTGTCGCCAAAGTAAACGCCAACATCCAAACCAATTAGCCTATAATCAGTTTCAGTTTGACGAACAAGATCCTTGTTGGGAACGATAGTAATTGTGCGGCCATACTTCTCTGCACGTTTGCAAAGTGTAGCAGTCATAATAGTCTTGCCACTGCCGGTGCTTAACTCTTGAATGCTCTGTGGCTCTAGCAAAAAGCTATTGATGGCATCAACCTGATAGTCACGTAACTTAACTGACTTGCCTGCATCCGGGTGACCCACTGGCCACACTACATCACTAACCGAATCCTCTGTCACTGCATCAAACTCTAACTGCCAGCCCTGTCGGTGATCCTCTACTTCAATATCATAGCCACGTTCATCCAACATGGGTATGATCTCATCTAGGAGTTTAAGGTAAGTGCCGCCACCTAAGGTAAAAAAGTTAGTACACCCATCCCACCGACCGAGCCGTACTGCTGGCAGATACCTTGCGTAAGGTAAAACAAATTTGAATTTGTTTACCAGCATGCGTCGTGTAGTTAAGTCTAAGCCTTCAAACTTAACATTGACTTCGTCTTTGATTATGAGTTTTGTTTGCATCTACTTTATATACACAAAAGGAAAAAAGGGCCCAGTTTTTCAACTGAGCCCAGGTTCCTAAACCCGGAGCGCAATCTAGGTCTAGGAGAAAGGGTGGGACCGCGGTTGCAAGACCTAGTGCCTCTTGCGAGGGAAGTATCAGGGCGTTGCGATCCCAAATTAATTATGCTGACTTCATGCAAGTTACACGAGCAATTTCTTCCCAACGTGTAGGGCTCATCTTAACCAAGTCTGCAATCTTCAATGCCATACGCAAACTAATTTCACGCATGCTACTGGCATTGTCGGTAATAAAGCTGACAATCTCTTCGGCTTGTTCGTCGCTGAAGCCATACTTCTCTTGATTAAACAAGCTACCACTGTTGGCAATCTGACGAATACGCAGAAGCTTTTCACGTGTGGTGTGGATGGTCAAATCCAAGTAGTGGCAACGGCTCATCAATGCATCCAAGTGATCCTTGAGCTTCTTGCTACGAACATTGTCAAACTTAATGTTAGTGATGAAAATCACACTACCCTTGAAGTCAAAGCTATCTGGGATGCCTTCACGACGCAACAAACTAGAGTCGCTGTTCCAGCAAATGCGACGACGTGAGCCGCTGTCCAGTGCCGCTTTGAGAATGTTCAAAGCCAAGTCGTCTTGCAAAATGCTGTCGCAGTCATCGAACACCAACACATTGTTGGCCTGCGAAAACGCAAACAACTTAGCATAGAGACCCAATGGGGTCATTGCACCTTTGACAACTTCATGCTTGACCACTTGTGTCATCTTGTCAAACATGCTATGCGTTTCCAAAGTGTTCTCAACACCGTAGCTCTTGCCAACGCCTGGGGCGCCGGAAACAATCATTGCACGGATTGCACCTTCTTTGGCCGCAAGGGTCATCTCGTTAAGAATCTCAAAGCGACTGCCAACACGTGACATGATCTCGTCGTCAGTCTCGTTAGTGTCAATAGGAGCCTCGTAAACTACATTTTCATTTGTAGTAGAAGGATTAAAATTCATGATATTATCTGGCACATCATTCCCACTAACAGGCTCTACTGAGCGTAGGCCGTCAACCTTAACACGAATCTCTTTGCCTGGGAAGCCGCTGGCGGCATCGCCGATAACAGTGATAAAGCCGCCATTGGCGCCTTGTTTGAAATCTTTAGTAACCTGAAAAACACGGTTACGGATTTCTGTGTTGCGATACGAACCTTTTAGTATGCGTACATGGGACATTTTTTGCGCTCCTGTTTCGTTTAACATGTATGTATTATGCTTGATTATCGTCCAAATGTCAACTGTTTTCTTGTCTTTTTCTTATCTTTTTTGTTGTTTCTTTGCAACAGTTTGAATCATTGAACTTCCTAAGCAATGTGTATATTATAGCACCGCTGTACCACATTGTCAAGCCTTTTTTGACATTTTTTTAGAGTTTTTTGGGGTAAAACCCTGTTGTAAATCAACAACTTATGTATCCAAACTCAAAGTTTAAGTGTATTTAGAGTCGCAGATATTAAGAAATTCCATTGTCGTTGTAGGCTTTTCTCTACTGCGGTCCAATGTTGCAGTGCCCAATCTGACAAGTTTGGCTTGGCTAGAACCCCACGTACCAAGTCCAACCGATGTCCCAACAATTCAATGCTGG